ATCAGTAGCAGCGGCCTGGTCAGCCACCGACGCTGAGTCCAGCGTACAAGTGACAGCCCAAGTGTCAGAGTAAATACCCCGAAATTGATCGTTACCCCGACGGGAAACGACAGCGGATGCAGCAGCCATTTTGATCTCCTATAAAAAAGACCCTCCCCCCGGAGGGGGAGGGGCAACTGCAATTAGGCCGGAACAGCCAGGGCGAAAGCAGCGGAGGCGTCAGCAGCAGTACCAGTAGCATTGGTACGCAGAGCCTTCACACCGTAGATCGTGTCTGCGGTGAACAAGGTGCCCAGGTACTCTTGCTTGTACTGAGTCTGCGAGCGAATGCCAAGCTGCTCAACCAGGACCATCGAGTCACGATGACCCATCAGGCAGATACGGTCTGCGCCGCTGTTACCAGCGCCGGTGTCGGCATTGGACGAAGCGAACACAGCGATACCGTACAACTGACCGATTTCACCGTTGCGGATAGCATCGCCGTTGCCAACGAATGCTTGCTCGGTATAGCGGGCCAGACCCATCAGGGTGTTGCGGCTCGAAGGCGGGATCAGGAAGAAACGGCCATCCATAGGGATGTCGTTGTCATCCAGACGCTGGATGGTGCGACGGATAGCCGCATCAGTCAGTGCCGCAGCGTTCGAGGTGCTGCTGTTGTAGGCGGTGGTGCCATCAGAGCCAATATATGCCTTAGTGCTTGCAGCACTGGTGGCATAGTCGTTGGTACCAATGGTGGCGCCGTTGAAAGCGCGTCCAAGCTGAACCAGGTCAGTATCGATGCGCTTTGCCAAAGCGTAGCCAGCATCTTCCGTGTAGAAAGAACGCAGGCTCGTCAGGGCTTGCACCTCAACAATGTCCTCGATCAAACGGCTGTACTCATAGTGCTTGTTGATCAGCACCTGAATATTGGTGTCGCTTTCTGCAATCAGAGTAACGGCATCAGTAGCAGCTTTAGCCGAAGCATTGCCACGGGCAGGCGACGGGATGTTAACGGTATCACCCTTTTTGCCACGGAAGGACATCTTCTTAACCACATTGGCCAAGACGAGGTTCTTTTTGTAGGCAGCGACAATCTCATCACTCCAGATTTCTGGAATGAAATTGGCCGCAGAGGTGGTGGTTACCGAATTGGTAGGGGAAAAGGCGGTGTTTGCCATGTTAAATCTCCAGAAAAAAGTTATTACCGGACTCGTCCTTCAGAGTACGCTTGCATAATCTCATCACTGAGACTCTCGTACCTTGCGGGATCTGTCATTTTCAGCCGAATGAGGTCTGCCCGCCGGTAGACTCTTTTGGAACTCTCGCCAGAGCCACCTACATCAACTTGCGCCGCTTTCATGTTCTTGACCCGTGTGGCGTCGCTTGTTCGCTCTGCCTGCTGGGCTTTAACACCGCGCAATTGCTTAAAAGTGGACAACAGTTCATTGGCCGAGTCATAGTCAAATTCAGCATCTGCTTTCGCGTAAAGCGCCAGACGCACGGATGAAGATTTCACCCAGTTCTGGAACTCTGAATCGCCCACGACTTGTGTGAAGTCGGGGTGCTCCTGCGACAGCTTTTGCTGAACCTGCATCCGCTTGAAGTCCATGCTGGCCTGTCGGGCCGCAAGAACGTCTGGATGCTTTTCAATGGTCGCCTGAACTGCTTTTTGAGGGTCTTGGAAAAAGTCAACCTCCGGTTCATCCTCGTGAACACGCTGTTGCTTAGAGCCGAGGTTTTGCTTGATTAACTCGTCACTTAGCTTGCGGATTTCGCCCACTTCTTGAGCTTGCTTGCCAATCAACTTTTCAGCTTCTTGGTGCATCCGCACGACTTCTTCCAAACTTTTGCCCCTGTATTTTTCAGGGAGTTCAGATTTCGCCTCTTCTGTTTCGAGTTCGCCTAGCGGCTCGGGTTCTTGGTCAATCAGCATAATTGGTTTCCTGCCAAAACGGTTGTAGGAGATTCAACTCGGCCCTGTGGCTTATGAGTTGGCTTTGCGTTCCGCATTCAACTTCTCAACGTGTCTGTGCTCAAACCGCCCGTGGGCAGATGGAAAAGAGCCAGACCAGCCTTCCAAGTTAAAATTGGGTGCGCTTATGACGCGGCTGGCTGTACCGCCGCATCCACACTGCACCTCAGTCGTCTCATAACCGACTAAAGCCTCAGTGCGATGCCCGCATACGCAGGCAAATTCATAAATTCTTTTCACTTGTTAGATCCTCATACGCATCTTCGCTGACCTTTTTCAAGGTTTTTAGCCAGATCAGGATGGAAATCTCGCCTTTACGAAATTGTAGACTTTTTTCGTCCGCAATGGTAGAGACATTGTTCATTGCGGCGAGCATGTTGTCAACATCCTCCATCATGGCAATCCAGCCAGGATGAATGAAGAGATCAAAACGGTCTTCGTAGTATTTTTGCAGTTCTGGGGTCATCAGTTCCCTCTTTTTGTCAGCATGGCGCTGGCGATCTCCAGCATGAACTTGGTCTGCTCAAGGTTTTTGGGCTGTTCCATCCAACCCGCCGTAACTTGCCCAACAAATCGATGCGAATCGGGCGGCACACTGACGCGGCAAGTGTAAGTCACGCCTTTTTCCAGATACCAAAGCCCAACTTCAGACTGCGCGTAACGGTATTCACCGCACGGGATTTCGTTGGTCATCAGCTTGACCACATCGGCATTGTTCGAAGCGTTGTGGGTAAATAGACCGACGTCTATGTTCTCAATGGTCTTGTCACGCCCGTCTTTGGTATAGGCTTTGTACAGCGTGCGAGAGTTAAACAGCGGGTTGACCTTAAAGATCGCCACCACCGTGGCGCCGGTCTGTTTAAAAAGCATCGTCGCAGCATCGTCGGCTCTGTCTGTTCGTATCTCTGGCAGCTTTTGTGATTCTTTGTAGGCGTCACGAATGAAGTCCTGGCTTTCATACAGAGCAAAACCAGCAAAAGCAAAGACTGCCATCAGGATCACAGCAAACAGCTTGAACGGCGAGTCAACGTACCCGAGAACTTTGTCAACGATTGTCTCGGGCTTTTCACTCATTTCATCTGCCCCGAGATCAATTGCATGACCACCCACACAATCACGCCAATTGAGACAAGCGCAACAGCGCCGCCGCCAACCAGTATCATCAACTCTTCAATTTCGGCTTGCCGCCTCTTGGCCGCTTCCTTTTTGCGCCTTGCGTCATGCGCGGCGTCAATTTCCATTTGTTTGGCACGGGCTGTAATCCGCGCCCAGACGTCCATCTTGTTGCTCTGGAAGAAAAGCATCTTGATCTGCTCTTCAAACTCCCTTGCCGAATCCAGCGCCATCTCTAGCTCAAGCGCTTTGCCCAGTGATGATCCCTTGAAGCCGCCAGCCTTGGCCTGCTTGACCACCTCAATGGCCTGCTCCTTAGCGTCAAAGTACTTGCCCAGCACCGGCCCAAGGGACGCAACATCGTCCACTGTCTTCGACACCTTTTTTACAAGGGCAACAGCAGACGATATGGCAGATAGGGCGGTGATGGGATCTATCACGTCAGCCTCCCCTGAAATGATTTCCAATCCATGCTACAGCAGCGCCAACAGAGGAAGCAATAGTCATCCCCATCCAGAAGCCACCTTTGCCTTTATTAGCCAAAGCTAAAAGCTCCTCAATCTGGCGCTCCATCTTATCTACTTTTTTATCCATAGCTTGTACGCGCTCCCATAGAACGCCATATCTAACTGGATCAATTTCACCGGGTTCCATGTCAACAATCCTCTGCGTTTTCAAAACCAACCTGTTGCTTGAGGTCGGCATACAGGCCATCTATTAAATTGCCCTGTGGCAAAGCACAATAAAACGCATGGCTTGCAACCTCTTGTGCATTGGCATGACGAGCATCAGCATTGGCAGACACGGACACTTGGTATTGCACTTGGTCTTTGTTACCAAAGATGTTGGTAATACGGGCGTAGGCTTCCGTGAAGGGAACACCAACGCTGCTGGTGGGGATAGAGATTTTTAGAGCCATCAGAAAGTTACCTCAGTTGTTTCAATTTTTACCACCCATCGGATTGTTGTAGCTGCCTGTCCAGTTACTGTAACAGCAAGGCCGCCGTTTGTTGTGTCTGCTGTGATTGCTACAACCCATGTAGCCGCCCCTGCGTCAGCCGCTTGCACGTTCAGAGTCACCGCGCCAACAATCGCTGTTGAAGCTGCTGTAGCGCCTCGTTTGATGGTAGCAATGAAATCCCAAGACTTTGTGTTGCCGCCGCCAGTTACGGTAGCAATGATGCTTCCTCTGACGTAGTACGCGCTGTTGTTTGGCAGGATAACTTGGTTTGTGGTGCCTGCTGCTGAATTATTAGAACACAACGTAGTTACAGTTGCATCTGTTGTTTGTCTAGCTAAAATTAAAGTTTCGGTCTGTGAAACTCCTAATGCACTTGTTATTGGATTTAAACTTGCAGCAAAAGTTACACTTCCAGTAATTGATCGCGCTGTTCCAAATGACCCAGATGCGACAAATGAACTATTGCCATTTGCGGTATTATTTGAGCCACCAAAAACACCTGATTCTGAGCCGCTTGCTGTGTTATTTGAGCCACCAATTACAGCAGACCGTGTTGCACTTGCAGTATTGCTACTGCCACTGACACAGGCTGACCATAAACCTGAAGCTGTAATACCAAATCCACCAATAACAACAGAGCTTTGACCAGAGGCAGCGCCAAGATAAGAATTGTTGACTGAATAAGCGTTAATGGCGCTATATGGCGCTCTATTTAATGGAAACCATCCAGTCGCCAATGCTCCTTGACTTGGGCCGTAACTAATAATGTTTTTTGAATAGCACAGTTGAAGAACACCACCAACACCTATCGCATCAATCTGGCTTGTGGTTCCCGCCCCAGAAACATCTGAACAAAAAATATATACTGTAGTTGCTGAAGTGCTATTAAAAGAGGCGTTATAAATAGTAATTATTTTGCCCTCTATTGGACAAGAAGGTAGATACAAATAAATTTGACTATTGCCTCCTGTTTTAAAAAACTGAATCGGAGCACAGTCATCGGTTAATCCAATTCTAGGGGTATTGACAAATGATCTTGAAAAATCCCACACCTGAATTGCAGGTGTGTTTTCGGATGCAAAACCCGTAAACATCAGTAGTCCCCGCCAACAGCAGTCAAGTGAAAGCCAGCCGCCACAGCAGTACCAAATGTTGCATAGATGCGATATCCAGCAGGTATACTAATGTTCAACGGCAAGATGATGTCGGGCTGTTCTGTTGTTTGAGAGACAGTGGTTGAAGACAATGTTCTTTCTAAATACAACGCATTATTTGCTGCCGTGGTTGTTGCTGATCCATTATTGATCCAGATACGAATCACAGTTCCCGTATTAGTGCCAAGCGCACGAACTTTAATAAAATCAAGCCGTGATCCATCGACCGCTTTGCCAGTAAATATCGGGCCGTAAATCGTGCCTGCGGTAAGGTCAGTGGTTGTGTTTGCCGTTAAACCAGGAGTTCCAGCCGTTGCTCCAGTGCCACTGACCCATGTATTAACAGGTGTTAGCGGAAAAATAGGGTTTGTATTCTGTGCCATTTACATTGCTCCAATCATCCAAGTGTCTAGTTTAGCTTTAGGGCCAGTGCTTCCACCACCGCCGCCGCCAGTTGATGCGATAGTGATGCCGCCTGCTGAATTTGTAATCGTGATGTTACTTCCAGCAGTGAGGGTTGCATAGGAAAAACCAGTTCCATTACCAATCAACAACTGCCCGTTTGACGGTGTTGACGCAAGAGAGATTGCCAGTGTTCCACTTGTGGTGATTGGCGAACCAGATACTGATAGGAACGATGGAACTGTTGCACCAACACTTGTTACAGTTCCACCACTTGGCGCAGCCCATGAAGCAGTTGTCCCATTAGATGTCAACACATAGGTGTTTGCGCCAATAGGAAGACGAGTTGCACTGTTCGTGCCATTGCCAATTATTAGATCTCCAGTTGTTGTTACAGGAGACAGGGCATTAAAAGCGGCACTAGCAGTGGTCTGTCCAGTGCCACCATTAGCAATTGCTACGGTTCCGGTCACATTGGAGGCAGTGCCGGTCGTATTTTGGTTGAGCGTAGGGATGTCGGCCGCCACAATAGCGCGGAACGTAGGCACTCCAGCCGTGCCGTTAGGCGCCGCCAGGACAAAATTGGCTGTCTTACTGGCGTACGGGTTTTGCGTGTCTCCGTAGCCAGAAGAAAGACTAATTGTTGGTGTTGCGCCGCCAGAGGATGCAACTGGAGATGTGGCGCCAACAGAGGTAACAGTGCCATCGCCAGTACCAGCACCAATGGCCGTTCTGAACGAAGGTGCGCTTAATGCGCTAACAGTGTTGTCAGCGTTAAAGCGTGGAAATGTGATTGCCCCTGGATCTGTGATCGTAAAAAGATTAGATCCAAGAGTGGTAGCGCCAAGAGATGTGCGGCCAGTAGGAGCAACTAAATTGGTTGATCCACCATCCCATTGACGACGCTCAGAGTAAGCAGAGTCCCAATTTGTCTGAGATGCGGTAGTTGGAATCGAATAGCCTGCCGTCATTGACAGAGCCAGCGTTCCCGTTGTAGTGATCGGAGATCCACTAACTGACAGCCCCGTTGGGGTTGTCATAGCTACGGATGTAACAGATCCAGTGCCAGCAGATACATTGACTGTAACTTCATCTCCAGAATTTGATGCTGTTACTGTTGCTCCAACAAAATTGATGTTGCGTACAGCAGTTGAAAGTACAGACCCCTCATCTTCAATTGTTAAAGATGAGTTTGTTGACATCGTAACCTTGATCTTCTCTGCAAGATCAGGAGGCACAACTTCACCAACATTGATTTCTCTACCAGTCGATAGAGTGATAACAAGACTGCCATCAAAGTCAATTTTGGCATCGGTAACGGATACGCCATCCTTACCGTCTTTGCCATCTTTGCCGTCTTTCCCGTCTTTGCCAGGAAGGCCGTCACGCCCCGAAACGCCATCTTTCCCGCGCTCACCGGGATCGCCCTTTGGCCCACGTTCTGGGACTATCGACTTAGCATAATCAAGTTGGGCTTGAACTTCATATTTAATCTTCTTAATCTCATCAATGATGAGTTGAACATTAAACTTGACGCGCTGCTCTTTCTTTTCTTTTAGTTCTTTTAGAGTGGCCTCAACTTGCGATAGAGCAAGCAACTTCTCCTCATAGGAGAGGTCGCCAGACTCTATCTTTTTCAACAGGTCTTTAACATTAGGCATTTTGCTTTAGACCTTCAGTCAACTCGGTTAAGAAGTCTTCTTCTGTCTTAGCTGCTGCCGACAGCTTGTCGGTCATCTGAAGCTCTACAATCTTTGTTTTGTTCTTGATGTCAGCCTCTTTGAGCATCAACTCAGCGATCTTGACCCGCTTGTCAAACTCGCTAGCCTCCTGGCCCTGCGGCAAGTTTTTAGTCGTCGAAGCAATGACCTTAGCCTGAACTTCTTGTGGCATCAACTGAGCCTCGGTCAGCAGCTTCTGAGCCTCTGCTCTGTTCTGCTCGGCCTGCGTGGTCTGCACAGCAATCTGAGCCTGAGCCGCTTGCAGCGCCAGTTGCTGCTGCGCCTGCGCGATCTGTTGGGCTTGCGGGTCTGGCTGACTCATCTGATCGAGCGCCGAGATCAACTCGTACCTGTTACTCAAGCTGGAGTTATTCAAGATGCCTTTGAGGATCAACGGCAGCACTGGTGTGTTTGGCCCGAGTGTCTGCAAGAGACCAATGAACTGCTGCTGCTCGTACTCACGGGCGATGATGCCCAGCGTGGCCGTCGGAATGAACTTCATGTCCACCGACGGATAGCGCTCGGGGTCGAACTGCATATACCTGAACGCCGCCTTCTGGATGAATGGGATCAGGAAGTCCTCTTGGAAGTTGACCAGCGTACGCTTGTACTTCTTAATGATCGTGGCCACCGCCATCGACATCCCCGCCCCGTCTCTGGCCGCTTGGCTGACCATGCCTTGGCTGTCGAGCGTGCCGGTCGATTGCAGCAGCATCCGCTCGAACTCTTTGGCCGTATTGAGGTTGTTCGGGCTTGTCTCACCAAACTTGAACGGGAACAAAATCTCGGCTGGGTTGCCGTTAACCATGAACGCCTTGCCCGGCTTGACCTCAAAGCGAGCGCCTCTGGGCAGTCGCGTGGCGTCCATGCCCATCATGGGGGATGTCGTCAGCGCCAGAGAGTCCAAATGGCTTCTGACCTGAGCGTCAATCGCTTTTTGCATGTTGTAGGACTTCTCCACCGTACCCCGTCCTAGCAGTCGGTTGGGCACCGTGTCGTCCTGATAAGACAGGATGGGCCTGTCCTTCATCATGTACGGATTTTCTTCAGCCTTGAGCAGCATTGAGCCGTTGGCGATCACCACAATGGCCTCAACCATGTTGGTGTAGTCTTCAGCCGCTGAGTCGTCAGGGAACAACTCAACCACTTCGCTGTCTTCTTCGGTCAAATACTCCTTGGGCACCAGACCGTAGTAGGTCAGTAGACGCACCTTCTCGTCTTGGTACTGGCTTACTTCCTGCGTAGGCTCAAGGTCTGTGTCTTCATACGTCGGAGTAATGTTGACCTTGCGATAAATACCCTTTTCAATGCCCTCTACCACCTTGTGGATGGAGACATACTTCTCAACCGCCACGCCCATGCAGTCGTCAATGCTGGTGCCATTGGGGTCAAACAAAAAGTTCTTAGGATTGACTGGGTTTATCTTGACGGCGACGCGGTTTTTCTCGACAACGCCGATGGCCGCTTGCTGCGGCTGACCTGGAATGCGCTGGGTGGCTGGCTCAAAGACCTTTTCGGTCTTGACAAAAATCTCTCCGATGCCCGTCCCATAGATTTCAGCCATCAATTCGATCTGATCGATAGACTTGCGGATTTTGTCCTGCTTGAAGTCCTCCATCAGTTGCGCTTTGAGCATCTGAACGTCGAGCGGATTGCCATCAACATCCCTCAAATCGTCTTGGATGTCGAAAAACTCGCCCTGGCCGAAGATGGCCTCCATGATCTCAGCGTGCCGCGTCTCGACTGCCTGCTGCGTGGCGGGCGTCACAATGCGGCTGCGTTCGCTTTCGCGGGTTTTGTCTTCCGAAGCCCACTCGCCACGGAAAATACGCTCATATTCTAGCCAAGAATCAAGAAAGTTCGTGTCCCTGTATGTGCGCCAGCGGTCGCAGTGATCGACAACGAAAGCGGTTAGCTCTTTGTCGTTCTCTGATGGTTCATCGAACTCGTTTTGATCCATAGCACACCTCAATCAGTCAAAGTTTTTTCCATTCTTGGAAAGAAAGATTTAGGGCGTTAGGATCACCGGCTTCCTTTTCCATCAAATATTGCCGGTATGTGTTAACTTCAGGCATTGGAACAGCTTGGCCTACATCTGACTGCATAGATCTGGCATCCATCGACTTACCTTTTCCAAGATCATTGGATTGCAATGATCTTGCATAGAAAGGATCTTTTTTCATTACAGATCTACGAACAGCGCGATCAATTTCAGCAGGATCATACTTATCCATAATTAACTCCTAAAATGTTACACACCACTTACGATGTCGAGGGGCTCCCACTCGTCACTGTCTTCTTGCTCGAAGTAGCTAGTCACCGCCAGTTGGTCGATGTAGCTTAAGGCGTCGGGCAGATCGTCATGCACACCTTGCGACGGGAACATCAGTAGCTGGTCTACAAACACGTCCCAGTCTTCCTCGCTATTGAGCACAATTCTGCCGTGTTCAAACCGGCCCTGCAAGGACCACACGATTCTATCTGTTTTTTTGCGGTTGCCATGCGTTAGATCAACAATGTGCGAAAAGACATTGTTTTTTCTCATCAAATCGCTCAAATACGGCAAAACAGCGTTTTTCAACGACCCCCTCTCGATTCCGACGCTCAACGGTCTGTAGTCGCGCATCTTCATCAAAATCTTAGCCGCTGTTTCGCGGATGTCCCAGCGCCCGTGCTCGATCTCTTTGACGAACCACTTACCATCGTCCGTCACCTTCACAACCGCAATGGCCGACTCATCGAGCCGTTTCTTGGCGTTGGCCGCTTGCTTGGCAACTTCTTCAAACCCCGCCAGATCAACGGCCACGAAGTACGAGCCATACTGC